GGGGCGGGCCGCCGCCCGGTCTGGGTGATGAACGAGATCCGCCGCATCGGCCTGATGACGGCGCTCTCCACGACCGAGGATTCGCGGCCGTTCGCCGCGGAGATCGCGCAGGGACGTCTGCTCGGCTACCCGATCATCACCTCGATCACGGTGCCGGACTCGATCGTCTTCCTGATCGACCAGTCCGAACTCGTGCAGGGCTATGGCGACAGCCCGGCGATCGACATGTCGAATCAGGCGACCCTGCACATGGAGGACACGAACCCGCTGCCGCTGGTCACCGGCGCGCAGGGCTCGGGCGTCGCGGCCTCGCCCATGCGGTCCCTGTTCCAGACGGACAGCCTCGCGCTGCGCCTCATCTGGGACATCACCTGGAACACCCGTCGCGCGGGCGCGGTCCAGTTCAAGACCGGCGTGGCGTGGTGATCTGAGCGAGGGGGGTTTCGGCCCCCCTCTGCTCTATTCAAGGGTGGGATATAATGGCCGGAAAGAAGAATACTCCGCGCGTGAATCCTCTCGCGGCGCTGGTATTTCCCACTCCGCGCACGAGCGCGCAGGTCGGCGGAGCCGCCGATGGCGGCGAAACCGTCGTGCTTTTCGCGGCAGGTCCAAATGTCGGCATGGCGCTGATGGTCAGCAAGACTGACCTGAATCTACAATCCGCGATCGACTCGGGGAGCGTGGTGGCCGACCGGTCCCTGGATGCGACCGGGCCGAACGCTCCCGTGAATACGGCGCTTCCGGTCATCACTGGCACGGCGCAGGTCGGCCAGACGCTCACGGTAAATCCGGGAACCTGGACAAACAGCCCGACGTTCACCTACCAGTGGCTCAAGAATGGTGCGACGATATCGGGAGCCACCGCTGCGTCCTATGTGATTCCCGCACCCGATGTGGCGGGCAGGATTTCCTGCCGCGTGACCGCGACGAACAGCGATGGCAGTGTGAGCGCGACGTCGAACCAGACGTCCCAGGTTCTGTCAGCGCCGCCGGGGAACACCACTGCGCCCGCGATCTCGGGAACAGCGCAGGTCGGTCAGACACTGACCGTCAGCAACGGCACCTGGACCGGAACCGGCCTGTCCTATGCGAGGCAATGGCTTCGCGGAGGGACGAACATCGCAGGCGCCACGAATGCGACATACGTTCTGCAAGCGGCAGACGAGGGAACCCTGATCTCCTGCCGCGTGACAGCCACGAACACGGGGGGCTCCACTCCTGTCATGACGGCAGTCGTCGGCCCGATTATCGCAGCCTGATCTGGAGAACGTAGATGGCCCTCCCCTCTCCCCTCACGCCCGCCCAGGTCGGTGGATCGAACGACGTCGACGAACTCCGGGCGGAGTTCAACGTCGGCCCGAGCGCGGGCTACGTCCTGCTCGTTTCGAAGAACGACCCCAATCTGGCCACCTCGGTCCGTGACGGTTCGGTGGTCGTGGAGGATCCCGGGGCATTCGCGCTTCCGGCCGCGCCTGTCCTGACCAGTCTCAGCCCCAGCAGCGTCGTCGCGGAGTCCACAGTTGTCGTTGGAGTCCTGGGCACGGGATTCGTGGACGACATGGTGATCAATCGCAACGGGGGGCCGATGAGCACCACGTTTGTCTCCTCGATCCGGCTCGAATTCACCTGGGACGATGACGATGTTCCGGGGGCGTATCAGATCGCGGTGGAATATCCCGACGTGGATCCGCCTGTGGTGTCGAACGAGCTCACGCTCACCGTCACCGCGTAAGGAGAATGTAGATGGCTCTCCCCACTCCGCTCACCTCGGCCGAAGCCGGGGGCTCGTGCGACTTCACAGAAGTTCGGGCACAGTTCAATGTCGGGCCGCAGGCGGGCCACACCCTGCTCGTGGATCGCCTGGACCCGAATCTGGAGGCTTCTGTGCGAGACGGCTCGGTGACGCTCGAAGATCCCGGTCCCTATCTCGAGGCGACCCCGCCAGTGAACGTGGTGCCCCCCACGATCAGTGGAACGCCCCAGGTCGGCCAGATGCTTGTTCTCGACCCCGGCCTGTGGATCGGAAACCCGACCCTCACGCGCCAGTGGTTCCGTAGCGGAACGATGATCGGCACGGCGACGGGGCTGAACTATCTCCTCGTCGCCGAGGACGAGGCCGACATGATCTCCTGCGAGGTGACCGCGACGAATGTCGATGGCAGCGTCCAGTTGATGACCGCCGAACTCGGCCCAATCCTGGCTGCGGCGGTCATGACCACCACGAATCCCGCCCCGCCCGCCGATCGCAACTGAGATGGGACTCCTCTCCAACTGGTTCGGGCGATACTTTCCCAGCACCAACGACCGGACGCCTCCGTCGTTCTGGCCGATCACGTGGTGGCAGCAGGGATATCGCATTCCGGTCGCAGGTCGAAATGCGGCGGTGGAGGCGTGCGTCGGTGCGATTTCACAGACGATCGCCATGCTGCCCGTCAACCACTGGCGCGAGAATGATAAAGGAGGATCGGAGAAGGTCAAGAACTCGGCTGCCCGCAGAGTGCTTCGGCGACCGAATTCCTACCAGAGCAAGACGGACTTCTTCCTGAACCTGCTCCGCTCTGAGTTGTTTCAGGGGAACGGCTACGCTCTCGCCCAGCGGAACGGCCGGGGGGAGATATCTGCTCTGCACCCCGTCCAGCCCCCCTCGCTCTACCCATTTGTCAGCGAAGAAGATGGGAGCATCTTCTATCAGTTTTCGCAGACGCCGATCGGGCAAGACTTTGATCCAGTCGTGGAGGATCTCTTCCGAGCGGAGGATGTTCTCCATATCCGGATGCACACGCCTGCTCATCCGCTGGTCGGAGAGAGTCCGATCCTGGCGGCTGCGCTGGCCGTGGAGGCGGGCAACGCGATCCAAGAGGCGAACACAGCCTTCCACAAGAACATGGCTCGGCCGAGTGGCTACCTGAAGGTTCCGGGGACGCTCAAGCCCGACGTGGCAGAAGTGCTGCGCGGTGAGTGGACCGCTGCCTACCAGGGAGTGAGCGCGGGACGTGTCGCAGTCTTGCAGGGCGGAGTGGAGTGGCAGGCTCTTTCCATGAACGCGGTGGACGCCGCACTCATCGAGTCCTACAAGATGACGATCGCGGATATCGCGCGGGTGTTCCGCGTGCCGCTGGCGATCATCGGGGACAACACGTCCACCTACAACAATACCGAAGTCCTCATGAAGTTCTGGCTCAACACCGGCCTGGGCTTCATGCTGGAGCACCTGGAGCTCGCGCTCGATAACGTGTTCGGTCTGCCGGACGGCGAGTGGATCGAATTCGACACCGATTATCTGCAGCGCGCAGACTTCGCGGCGAGGATCGAGGGTCTGGTTCGCGGTATCCAGGGTGGACTCTACGCCCCCAACGAAGCTCGCGCCCGCGAGGGTCTGCCTCAGGTCGCATACGGTGACGAGCCTCGCGTGCAGGCTCAGGTCGTGCCTCTGTCCTTTGCCTCTATCAATCCCGGTCAGGCTTCACCAACTACCCCGTCTACTCCCGCGACCGATCCCCCTGATCCTTCTGATGGCCCCACGGAGCCCGAAGACGAGGAGAATACGGAGGAGCCCGATGAGACGGACGAAGATGAACTCAGCCTTAGCGCGCCCCCCGATGTGTGGCGGCAGCGATACGAGGAGTTGGCGCTGTGAACATGGACACCATCCTCCTCGGCATCAAGGCCATCCTCGAGCCGAAGCTCGCGGAGCAGCGGGTGCAGATAGAGAACCTGACACTCGCCGTGGGCGCGCTGAACGTCCGCGTGGAGACACAGAAGGATGCGCTCTTCGAGATTAGGCAGGAACTGGCGGCGGCCAGGGGGGAGATCCCCACGCTGATTGCAGAGACGGTTTCCGGGTTCGCGACGCATGACTCTGTTGGTGAGCAGCTCTCTGCGCGAGACATCGAGATTGGTCAACTTCGCGAGGCTGTGGTGACAGCCCGGGGACATATCGGTGAACTGAATACTTCTGTCACTGATCTGCAGACCTACGTCAAGGAGATCGACGAGGCGGGCATCAATCAGGTGCGACTGCAGATCGAGACCGACAAGATCCTGGCCCTCATGGACACCAAGATCGCCAAGGTGCCGGAAGAGCTCAACTTCCAGGGCCTCTGTGATACGGTGCGTGAGTCGGTGCATTCCGCCCAAGAGCAGATCAACACGGCCGTCACCCATGCGCGCGGCGAGATCGAAGGTATCCGTATGGATATCGGCAATCACATTTCGGCAAGCGCCGACGAGGTGAACTCCCAGGTCGCCCGCATGGTCGCCCAGGTCGAGGAGAGACTGGCTTCCCTGAAGGATGGGCAGGACGGCGCGGAAGGTCCCCCCGGTCCCCAGGGCGAGCCGGGACCGG